AGGAACTGCTGCCCAGACCCCATCTTTGGTCACATAACCATTTGGGTCTCCTGGTTTCGGATTAAGAACACCAGGGCGATCAATAAAAGGTTTCTGAAAACTTTCAGTCATCCGAAAATAGCAGTTACACTAATGACTTTAGCACTTGGGTTGCGAGCAAGGGCAGTTTGCTTAGCATCGTTATAATCACGTGCCTCAACAATCTCATCAAAGACCTTACCAGCAACGTAGAGTTGGACTTTGCAGCGCATGGAAGTTTTCCGTTTACTGGGTTATTATACTACACAAAAGAGGACTCTAGAACAGTCTGAGGACGGTTTGCAAACTGGTCCAGAAACTCTTTCGTAAGGTCATCATACATGACTACCGTGACCATCTGAGCATAGGGGTTTCCTGCTATCTTCAGTTTATTCAGATCACGAATGAACTTACGAGTACATTTATCGTGCTGCTTCTTACCTTCAAAAATGTACAACATAGGGTATTCTGTATAGACACCATCTTTTATCTTAGTCAAATCAAAGAAGATCTTTTCTTCAGTAGTTCCAGACTTGTCTCCACCTTTCAACTCAATATAGTGTCGAATCTCAGGACAGAAACCATCGACAAGAAAATACTTAAATCCATCTTCAAGGTATTCTTCATTAGGAGTGATTCTAACACAACCCTCATACTGAACATCTTCAGTCAGACATTCTTGAATGGTTTTCACCAGCGAGTAACCAAAAGACTCAAAAAGATTTTTTAGGTTTTTCTCACGAACTGTGCCGCTAACAGCAGCACCATGATGATCGATGTAGTCCATAATCAACGCTTAACGACAGAAATAGCGGGTTTACCCTGTTGGAAGACGGTATCGACCACCGCTTGCACCTTACGTGCCGTGGAAATGCCCACAGAAGAGTAGACAGGGATGCAGACCAACCCAAAGGACTTGGTGTAGTCTACAAGGGCACCAGGGGCGATCCTGCCGCTGCTGAGACCCTCTGCGTCGTCCTTGTGCAGACGAATGACCCGTCCGATGGTCTGGGAGATCCCAATGTAATCCATAGAGCGCATGAACAGCACTGCCTCCAGACCAGAGACGTTGATGCCTTCGCTCAGGATGCTGTGATGCAGAACCACAAACTTCTTGGAGTCATCCTTACCCCAAGCACTCAGAGTGTCGAAGAACACCTCACGGTTGACCTTCTGACCATCAATCACAGCACCAGTCTTGGAAGTGATATACATCCAAGAGAATCCACGGTCTTCCAGTTGCTTACAGAAATCAGTCTGAGAAACCAGACTCTGAATCTGTTTGGTTGCCTTGGAGCAAATCAGAACCTTGCTCACATCCTGAGCATCGATGGTCTGAATCAGATTCTCACAGTCAACATCAGCAACGATTTGACCTTTACCCAGCATCTCAAACTGCTGCACCACAACCTTAGGGGGCACAATGAAACCACCCTCTACAAGTTCAGGAGCAGGAACATTACAAATCACCTGACCATACACTGCACCATCATTCATACCAGGCTTGGAAATAGTAGCAGAATGCTTAGGAGTAGCAGTGAAGAAATAGCAGCGGTCAGCATTAGAAGCGAAGTGCTCCGTAGCAGGGAAAAAGTGACGCTGAACGCTGTTGTGTGCCTCATCAAAGTAAATGGTATCAACCTTAATATCTGCCTGCTGAAGACGCTGCAGAGAGTTGTAGGTTGTGAAGATCAGTTGGTGACGATTTGTGATTTCGCAACTAACATCATGTGCCTGAATTTCAGACACTTTAGTGGTGCTAAAATGATGTGTCTCACCAGAGTGGACGTGCATCACTTCAGCATTGGTTATAAACTCCAAGAACTCACTGGACAACTGCTCTGCCAGGAGGATTCTCGGACAGCACACTACAATGGTTTTAGGAGCATCAGACTGAAACTCACGCAGAGCATCAAAGATAGCAACGTTGGTCTTACCGCCGCCAGTGGGGATGATCACTTGACCCTTGCGATACTGCAGCAGGGCATCCAGAGCACGTTGCTGGTGAGGTCGGAGTTGAATCACAGGTCTCATCGCGTATAGGACTATTATAGCAGAAAACCGCCCCTGGTGCTACCCAGTGGACGGTTCCCAGACTGTCTCTATCAGAACAGAGTTAGACTTGTGGTTCCTACACCAGGAACTGTAAATACGACTGTGTTTCCGACTGTTATGATTTGAACTGCTGTTCCAATACCGCTTGAGAATCCATTTATTGCGGTCACTATACCAGAAGAGTTTGCAGTAATTCCAGTTCCAACTTTAAGTTGTGTTGCAGTTACAACACCAGAAACATTTATTTGCTTAGCAAAGAATGTTGGTCCTGTGACTGTTGTGATACCACTAAACGTCGAAATACCTGAGTTATAAACATTTAACTGAGAACAACTTACAATACCACCAATTACATTTGCAGCATCGGTTGAGAACCCAGCACTATTTGCATAAGTTGCAATACCAGCTCTATCAGCATAAGATATTGTTCCACTCTGAGACATTTGCACCCAGGAGGAACCAGTATAGTATTCTGGAACTAACGTTGTTGTATTGAATACAACCGCACCTCTGATATTATCTGTAGTCGTGTCTAGATTGTTTCTTTGCGTCGTGTTTAGACGAGGAAGAAGCATGAAGCGATAAGCATCAGCGAAATATCCAGTACCTGCTTCCGAAAAGTCAACCGCAGCTTTTGGTCTTGTTGTACCAATTCCAACAGATCTTAAAATAGCTCTCTGTCCAAGTGCGTTAATTTCAATCTGAGGATATATTGCGGTGCTTCCTAAACCAACAAAGTTACTAGAAGCGACGATTCCAGTACCATTACTTAGGTCACTATTGGTTCCGATTTGTACACTAAAGGCAGAATCATCAGTTCCAATTGCTACTTTGTTGAGTCTTCCAATATTTGTTACGTTAATATCATAGAAAGTAGAAATACCAGAAGTGTTATTCAGGTTTGCATTAATACCACCAAGAACAGTTAGATTATTTGTTGTAAAGTTACCACTAACAGATATGTCTCCTGCTAAGGTAGAGTCACCTCTAATGAAAAGGTCGTCTCCAACATAAAGGTCATCAGTAATCGTTGATGTTCCAACAACATGAAGCTGATGATCTGGATTTGTTTTTCCAATACCTAACCTACCATCCCAGGTAAGAGTCATTCTTCCAGTTTGTGTCTGACCATAAACCCAGTTAAAGTTGCCTGTGTTAATACCTGCAGCACCTTGATGGATGTACTGGTTTATGCTTCCATTATCATAGTTGACGAGATCGAGTGATGTTTGACCACTAAATGCACCAGATAGGTTAGCAAAACGAATTTCACCACCTTGTTGACCTCTCGTTAGACTTCTTGCAACACCAACATAAGACTCTTGAGTGCTGGTAAGAAGAATTCCACCATTTCCACTCTTGTAGACATGAACATCTGCAGATGGTGAGACAGTATTCAGACCAATACTATTTCCAACATAAAGTCTATTGACGACTGTTGAAATTCCTGTGCTGGAAATATTTGAAATTAGTTCAGTTGCAGTTACAATACCAACTACAATATTTGGAGTTCCAGAAAGAGAAGTTGCGGTTGTTGCGGTTCCAGTTACATTTCCAACTACATTTCCAGTTACATTTCCTACAAAACCACCTGTAGCAGTAACAACACCAATTACATTGACTCCACCAGAGTTAATGTTGACGTTTGTACTTACAACACTTGTCGCAGTTAAAATACCACTAATACTGATGTTCTGTGGTAATCTAGCATTATCTAAAGTTCCAGATGCAATATTAGAAGCGTTTAAGTCTGTTAATGCAATACCAATACCTCTATATTCTCTTGCAGTTACAATACCTGTTGAGTAAATATTTCCTGTCGAATCAATACCGACACCTCTTGCACCAACACTTTCAAATAGTCTTGTTGAGTCTGTTCCACCAACTTGGAAAGGATAGAATGGTGATGTTGTATTGACTCCAACAAAACCTTGTGCATAGATACTGGTAAATCCAAGACCAATATCAACATCTAACCACTGTGATGTTGGAAGGTTAAGCAGTCTTCCACCATCACCATAATAAGTTACAACACCAGATACGGATGTTGCAGTAACAATACCGTTTTGTCCTACTGAAACAATACCAACTCTCAGTCCACCACTAAAAGTAGAAACACCAGTCGCTCTAATATTACCAGCAAAAACTTCCGTCGCAGTAACCAGACCAACGATCTTCGCAGTTCCTCTTACATCAAGAAGTTCGGTTGGGACCGATGTGCCGATACCAACCAAACCTGTCGGGTTTACTATTAAATTATCATCATCTACCTGAACACCATTACGAAAATTAAAAGTTTTTCTAATATTAGCCATCGTGTATGGTATTTTTAGTTATTTATTCTAGTTCTTAATTGCCTTAAAGATAATACAGGGAGAAGCAGCATCTTGCCTTGTTGATGCATTATCGACATACTCCTCATTCAGATCTTCTTTAATGGGAAAAACAGTATAAAACATGAAGTTTATTAAGTTTAGATGCTTTCTTCCAAGTGGAGTTAAAACATCATACATCTGTGCGTTATTCCCAAGTCTTTCAAATACAACTTTCCAAAAGTTCTCAGTTGTCTGATCTCTAAATCTTAATGAAATATTTGCATTATTTCCTTTATGAGAAACAAACAAGTCTTGAACTTCATTTATAAAAAAAGTTCTCAAATGTAGTGACGAATCTGTGGGTGGTATTGTGTATCCATCTGGGACTGAGAAATTATATTGTTCCATCTTACTGATAAACGCAGGCACGTTCATTAACATGCCTAAACTATTTTCAGAATATCCATAGTCCTCAGAAATAGGAGAAAGAGACTTAAATGGATTAAATTCTGTCCAATATTCAGGAACATATTTTTGGTGTCCCGTACTTAAATCATAAGTATCTACTGATGTAGCATCTATCATGTATTGAGTGTATCTTTCAATATCCGCTTTTTTAAGAGATTCTCTTGTTTCATCAAATACTTTATCCAAATTAACTTTAGGATCTAGTTCGGACATCACACCATTAAGAGTAGAACCTGGATGCTTACTGAATAAAGTTCCACCTGGTTTTAATACTCGATAGCACTCAGACAACATTTGATCAACATTCTCAGCATATCCAATTGTTTCTAAGAACAAAATAGTATCAAAATAGTTGTCTTTGAATGGAAGATTATCCCAACTTGCTACTTTAAATCTTGACTTATATTCTGGGTTTGCTTCTTTTGCACATCTAATTTGCTCTTCAGAAGCATCAATACCATAATACTGGACTGATTTTCTTTTTTCTATCAGTCTTTTAAAGAAATATCCGCCACCACAACCACACTCTAACACATATCTACCCATATCGGATAAGTCAATAATATTCTCAATATCTTGCTCTATCCAAGTATTTGGATCTGAGTCAAGATCAACTAAAAGAGCACCATTGTAATAATGATCGTTTTCGTTGTTCAGTAAAGATGCTATTGAATTATAGTATTCAAGAGTATTGGCCATTTTTTATTTTTATTTATTGAATGTATGGATTCTTAGAGTTATAAGTTCGATAAAACTTGACGGTTGGTTTTTGACCCTTATAGAGTTTTACCTTGAAATGAAAATGGAACTTAGTTGGATAATAACCATCAAACATATGCTCATACTTATCAAAAAGAGTTTTGTTGATATGAGGAAAGCACTCTGTAAGTATCTTCTTTGTGTTTAAGAATGTTTCATCTGAATAGTTAGGAAGAAGTTCTACGTTTATATTATCGTCTATAACTTTTCCATTCTCATCAAAGTCAAAAGCATACAAAACATTGTAAGTTCCACCACCAAGAGTTTTTGCAAGATCAATAGCATCTTGTTTCATCTCATGTTCAATATTATTAAACTCTCCAAGTAAAAACCCACACTTGAAATCTGTTCTTTTCCCAATATCAATCATCGACTTGGTGAAATAACTATATCTGTGTTTTGTATTCAGACCAAAGGCACTGTTAATTAACTGATACTCCTGCTCATCAATACCATTTACAGACAGGTGAAAATATGGAGTTTCAATAAACTTATTTTGTGGAGTTATTGCTTTATGAAATGTTCTCATCCCATGAACATTATCTAGTTCATTTGCTAGAATGTTGTAGATATGGTCATAGTCTTTTTGTATCTTAGACTTAGGATGAAAAGAAACTTTCTGATAGTCTAGAAAGCAATAGTGATATGAAACATGCTCAGAGGTCAAGTCTCTCTCAAAAAGATAGTAAGTCATAACTGATTATTGTGAATACCTAACCAAAATACGATGGTGTATCTATTTCCAGAAGTAATAGGTGTTACTCCATGATAATACATCCAGTTGCTAGGAAAAACGATAACATCCCCAGTTTTAAATCCATATGTTTTTCCAATAGATGGAAACTCAAGATATCCACCTTCATAGTCTTCATTCAAATAAACACAAACTGTAAGTAGTCTAGAGAAGTTAAGAGACTCTGCATAATGATCATGATGAATTCTAAAGAAATCATCTTTTGAATAGTCTAAAACATGAGCATCACTCATACCAAGTCTATCACCATAAGCATAGTAAAATGGTCTTACATCTTTTACATATCTTCTACCTACTTCAGAAGATATATCACGAATTACCTTATCTGAAAATGTTTTGAACTCTGGTTTAACAGCAAAAAGATTAACATATTCTCCAGTTCTCAACAAGTCAGTCATTGGACTATCAAATTCGTTTTTATGCTCTTCATCACGAATTTTTTGAGAGAACTCTTCACAGATCTCTTTTTTAACTAAGTTTGTATATACTTTTACATATTGGTCTGCGCTAAGATTAAATTTACCATCTTTAATCTCAGACAACATTTCTGAATATTCTTTATTAAATTTATTTCTATATTCCTGATTGTTGAATCTTGAATATAAATTTGTGAATGTGTTATGCATCCTCTACACAAATATCAATACTAATAAATTCAAACTTTTCATCAGAATCATTCTTTGCAGAATGTTCTATGTGCCTTACATCAAAGAAATAAAGTTCTCCTTTTTTCCAGTTTATTTCTTCATCACCATAATAAAACATTGCTTTAGTGT